GTTCCAGCACCAGTAGACAATTGATTACTCAATGCACTAACAGCACCTACTGAAGGAGCAGATGTTACCAGAGCATCTCCTTGAGTGAACGCAGTTGAGAAGCTGAAAGCCTCGCCTGGGTCATCTTGGACAGCAGAAATAGTACCAGGCCCATATACACCACTTGAAATAGCGCCAGCACTAACTGTGTTAGCCGTGGTGCCATCAGTTGTGTCTACGTTATTACCAGATATACTATAGGAATTACCTACTCGTTGCATCTGTGTTGCAGCAGCATTAACTTGCAGTTGGACACTGGAAGTAAATCTTGAGGTCAAGTCTGCCTTTGCAGGACTTGCCAATAAGCCTGCAGCTGCCATCATAAGAAAAGGAATAATTCTTTTCATGTGATCTCACATTAGTTCAGCCGTATTTATACAACTTGAAGTTATTTTTACCTATGCACTATATCTAGTGGTCTATGGTTCCCAAAAACGTAATTGATACGTACTTAGATTTATAGTTGCTCTTGCTACTTCTTGACCATTCCCGTTGTCATGTCCAGCAGCAGTGATAATAGTACCATCAGATTCTTTATAATCTGTATATGATTTTGCGAACCCTGTATTAACGAAACCATATCCAGGCACGTTGGGTGTATCTCTTTCCAGTGTCATGGTTCCGCCTTTATATCCAGAACCTTTTATTATTATGGGATCATTTCCTACTTCTGCATACCATGTTGCCGAGAATTTTAATTCAATTTCATTCTGTGCTAGACCACCAGCTAGGGATTGTAATGCTGGGACATCAATATAGATTCCTTCGTACCCTTCTGTATCTGTTGTGTTATCACCACCCCAATTCATGTAGGTGATTGATCCACTGTTGTTTGTTATCTTTGGTAGTTTATCTGTGCCTACTACTTGACCTGCCAATTGTGTTGGTTTTAAGAATTCGCATCGTATATCTAAGTCCTTTCCATCAGTCCACCACCAATAAAATTGTAGGTAGTTACAGTCGAATATTGCAGGGTCAAATTGGGCTCCCCTAGATTTTCCAATTCCAAATGCTAAAGGTGACATATCATACAATCGTGAGGGTTCCAATCATAACTTCATGACCAGACATTGTACATTGGTATACAAGAGATGCTGGTGCATCGAAGGGTACTGTGAAGATCTGTTGACCAGATTGAGAACCACCTAGATATGTACCACCATATCCTGTGCCTCCATCAGAATATCTTATACTAAGGGGGTGTAAGGTTCCTTCGGTATTATCGAAGACGTATGTTTGTCCTTTTCGTAGGACTAGGGTAGGATTATCTGTAGAGTTAACTACTCCTGGCCCCCATACTCTATAAGCTGTGTTACCATTAGCGGTAAACTTATATTTGATAGCGAATGTTTGGTCTGTACCGTCACCTACAATATTATTTGTTGTTACTACTCCACCTTGAATCACACAGGTTTTTCCAGTACCAACAGTTATGTTTAAATTGCCAGGACTCTCTAGTGTTGGGTCACCAGTGGCTCCAACCATATTAATATCCTTTACACCAAAAGATTTTTCTGCCATTAGCCTAGCTTTTTTTAGTATTTATTAGGTAAATTTAATTACGAAGCCACTCATTTTCACACCAGCTGAATTTTTGAATTTAATTGCTGGTCTTTGTGGTTCATTTGGTGAACCAGTAGGAGCATCCCATATTATAACTGAGTCTCCACCTTGTAGACTATAAAGATCTTCCCAGTTCTCATCGTCTGCACCATTGGGAACAGGCCCATGATAGAATTCTGATGGATTTTGAGTACCAACTTGGTTCTTTAACCAATTTCTAATGTCTTGGTAAGTCCATTGTCTATTGTGTTGGAGTTTAGTAACCAACCATCCAGAACATGTAGGACATGCAGAACTAGTACCACCAAAGTCAACATCATATGGGGTCAGGGACAGTCCACTATAGTCTTCTGGATGAGGATAAGTTAGGCTTGATGCTCTGCCATCTGCCGTGAGTGTATCATCAGCAGCACCATAACAATCTATACCAGAACCTTTGTCACTATAAGAGACTATTTTTTCTTTGTAGTCTGTATTGCCACCAAAAGTACCATATCCACCACTAATAATAGCATCATCTAATGCACCAATATTAATTGCTGCATAATCTGTACCTGATGTAGATAAACCAGCGGTAGTTTTTCCTAGTGATTGAGGCCAACCCCTTCTATTGACAGTGTTATAACAAGTAACACCAAACTCTAAATGGGTTGCGTTTGCCAATGATTGGTTGTCAGATGTATCCCAGTAGTTATTAAACTCTGGACTATCTGGAGCGACTTGTGTTTGATTACTATTTCCTGCAGCACAAACAAATATAACACCTACATCTGACATTTCTTTACCAGATGCTGTAGTGGAATCATCTTGACGTTCACCTTTCATTCTTGCAAGGTCACCTGCACTACCATTTATTCTGAAGAAGCGAGGTCCAGCATATGTTCCACCAGTATATGCAACACCTGATATACTACCATCAATTGCACTTGGTCTATACCAATAGTATCCACCAGAGGCATGACTGGTACTTCTATATCCCCAACTGTTACTAGTTAGTGTTGGGTTTCTGTCTTTATTTTGTCCTGCTCCTCCCTCAGAACGCCAATCATAGTTGGGTTTATAGAGGTGGAATAATTTTATGATATCAAACTGACCGTTATCTCCAATTCCACAGTTGGAGTTTCCGATAGAGTTTAGTACCCACCTGTTGGCATTGTATGCAGAACCATAATTCTTACCAAACACTTGTCCAGCACACTGAGTTCCGTGGTCAGTTGTGTTAGTTGCCTTTGCAGTATTACTTCCGTTACATGCTGCTCGTGAATAAGAAGTACTGATACCTGATACAGTTCCTATGGTAGAGAATCCTGCAGATCTTTGAGATGCATCAGACCACCATGATCTTGCAGCGGAATCAATAGGTACTCTAGTTCCATCCCAACGTAGAGTTAAGAGTGATGGATTATTATTAAAGAAGTCTGGATCAATATAGTATGGTGCATCAAGTACCAGATCTAATACTCCACAAGTTCCAACAGAAGTTGATATGCCACTCCAAGTTAATGGGTTTCCAGTTTTCCATAGAGGTGGGTTGGTATTTTGTGTAGTTCCACCACCACAGTTTACAAATTCTGGATGTGCAATCCAGAAACCATCATCAGAAACGATAGCATCAACACCAGTTCCATCTCCTAATTGATATATTTCTTTCTCAAATATAATATGATCAGATCCGCTTAGTCCTGTCTTGGTTGCATCCCAAGGATTATCTCTTGTTAGGTGTCTTAAGATTTGATAACCAGTTCTGTTGAGATCAGTTGCACCTAAACCAGCCGTGCTTGTTGGTGGTGTAGATGGAGCAGTGTTCCATGCCCTATAGTTTGATACTGTCTTTCCAAATCTAGGTATGTTTCTTGTGACACTTGTTTTGAGATCGCCTGGGTCTGGTTGATATGTGCCAGGATATGCAGACGTATCAATACAAACAAATTCTACCTTTGCATGTTTCCTTAAGTCTTCTGCCTCAGCATCAGTCAACATGTATGTTCCTCTAGTATCACTGTGAAGTTTTTCATCAGTGACAGTGATAGATGCGTCGGGAATATTATCTTCTAATGATCCATCTTTTTTTAATTCAGCATGGATGAATTCCCAATCTGATTTTTGATAACACTTAATAGAATATGCCTTCTTACCAGTACCAGTTGGTACTGTAGCAAGACCTGTCCTATCTAACTTGACTGTACTTGTGGAAATAGACATGTTACCCTATCTTATAAGGACATAGTAATGAATCTCTTAGATCTCTAGCATGTAGATTGTGTTCACATAATTTATTCATCCATATTCTTTCTTCAAGAGTCACTTCAACTCCATCAGTAGTAACCATACGACAACAGATGTCAGTAAGTTCTAGTCTATACTTAGTGCTTAACATATCAAATATTTTGGATAAGGGTTTTGACAAATCGGTATGTTGAAAGTCCAGATATGCCTGACTCAGGAGTTACTTTGACTTCTACATTTCCACTGTTTATCGCAGCTGCAATAGATACCTGTTGCTCTGGTGAGTACATGATACCGTATTCTTGAGAGTGTGCTGTGGTTCCATCATGCATTACAAGTAACTTCTGTGATTGTCTGTATGTTCCTAATCCAATCATGAATGTGTACTCTGCACCAGAGTAACTTGCAATTGGGAATGAATCAACTTGGAATGGAGTTCCTGCAGAGGCAGTATATGTTCCGAATCCAGTTGTTGAAACTCCACCTCCGCCACCACCTGTTGCAGTGATTGTAACGGTTGCACCAGCACCAGAAGCAGTTGCTGTAACACCAGTTCCAACGAAGTTGATGAATGTTACACCAGAACCAACGATGGTTCCTTCTTCTTTAATGATGACGCCAGATGTACCACCACTAACACCACTTAATCCAGAACCATCACCGATAAACTTAGTTGCAGTAACAACACCTGTTACTATAAGTCCACCAGAAGATGCTTCGAGTTTGGTTGATCCACCCCACTTCATCTGTAAACCAGAGTCGCAGTCAAGTATTAGTGAACCTGTTCCTGTATCTGTGATGTGACTGTTTGATCCATCATGCCAGATGGTGAGGTCTTCTCCAGCTCCGAAGAATAGTTTCTTATTATCTGCAACAAAGATTGAACCACCTATGGTTACATTACCAGAGACATCTGCTGCAGCGTTGACATCAACGTTACCACCGTATGTGGATAGTCCAGAGACATTCAGTTGAGTGGCAACTAGATCGTTAAAGGTTGATGTTCCTGTGGTACTAATACCATCAATACCTCCACTACCTGCAGCACCAGTAACAGTAACTACACCAGCAGATGCAGGGGATACTGATAGGTTTGCACCGAAGTCAATAGTACCAATGGTTCCTACAAGAGTACCACCGTCTTTAACTATGATACCTGTACCAGAAGCAGTAACTCCTGTTAGTCCAGAACCGTCACCAACATAACTTACAGCAGTTATAATACCTGTTGCGTTAATGTTATCAACTAAGATGTCTGGTTTTCCAGTAAGTCCTTTTGCTACTGTTGCTATACCAGCAGTGGTTGCATAACCAAGACTGACACTAAGACCAGTTAGATTTGATCCATCTCCATAGAATGTAGTTGCAGTTAGAACACCGACTTTGTAGTATTCAGTTCCTGTTCCTACAGTAAGGTCAGTATTTTTATTAAGAAGTTCTGTCCAACCTTCATTGTTAATTGATAAACTATTACCCTGTCCTGTGTGATGATGACACCAATACCAGAGTTGATTAGGTGCAGCTGCCACTGGAGTCCATTCCATTCTACGAGTAGTAGCAGCAGCAAATCCACTAACATATCCAGCCATGGTGACAACGGAACCATCTAACTTATAGGTGATACCCGCCATATAATGATCACCACCAGCCAACTCTCCGTCCTGTGTTGTACTGATCATCAATGGATGTTCTTGACTGTTGAAGTTGGCGTTACTTGCAGCGTCTTGGTTGAAGAGATAAGTGCCGCCTCTTGCAATTGGGAATGAGGCTGGTTTTTCTACACCATTGAAGTAGAATACACCTGATGCCTGACCACCTACAGTGTCTGTGCTGACTGTGACAGTAATTGTAGTTCCTATGTCACGAGCATAGTATGCCTTTCCGAATTCATTAACGTATGAAAATTGACC